AAAAATACTAAATCCTGCTTTTTGATTAGCTTGTACTGTTGTTGTTATATCTCCATCTGTATTTGATGAGGTTACTCCACCATTAGCTCTCCAACACCATGCAACATAAGTTCCACTGCCTGAATTAATACCTATTTGTTCACTTACATCTACTGTAAATCCATCACTATCAAAAGATTTAACATCTTTATCAGCAGGACTTGTCAGTTCAGCTCTAGTGCTATGGCTGTAAATAACTTTAGTACGACCTCTTGATGAGTCTACTAAAGCATTAGAATAATCTGAAGTTGCATTTCTTTGTTTAAGCCACAATAAATCAGGTTGAAAACCTAAACCAGTAATTGCATTACCATTACTACCAGTACCAGAATAAGTAACTACACCAAATTGTTTACTAGGGTAATCATCATCAGTCTGTGCAGGGTCTATGTCATCTGATATGGGCAAGGCAGAACTTGATAGGGCAAGAAAATTATTAGGAGGTGTATAATAGAAATTCCCCACCCCATTTGAGTCGCTTGCGTTTGCAGAACCACTTGTTTTTGTTCCTGAAAAAGTGCTGTCCTGACCTGCGTTTATAATTGCAGTTGTTCCTGATGATGCACCTGCAAACCATATAGCTGGCATCCATGTACTTCCTTGCCATGTTGATTCTATAGACCAACCATCTACTTGAGTAATATCTGAATTTGTTGCTGTTGCTCCA